CCCAAAAATACTCCCGGCGGGATTTTTCCGGCAATGTTTTTGGTCTCGAGGGCCCTGGAAGGAGGAGGAAAGGAGGTCCAAACTATGGCGGCTCGAAAGGTAAGTAAACCAGCACGAACAGAAACACGTCGATCTCCAGCAACAACTGCCGATGAACGAGAGAACCAACTTATATATGCAGCTGTGGACCTCGCTGAGCAACAGCTTTTGTCGGGAGAAGCATCCGCTCAGGTGATTACACATTATCTGAAGCTTGGTTCTTCAAGAGAACGTCTCGAACAACAACGAATCAAGAATGAAGTAATGCTTCTTGAGACGAAACGCGAACTCATGGAGTCCGAGAAGCGAACCGAATCGTTAATGCTCGACGCACTCAATGCCATGCGAGGTTACAGTGGTGTTGAAGACTCCGAAGAGACTATTGGTTATGAAGAATAGTCAAGTTCGAACTTATTCTGAAATGCTTGAGCTCGAAACCTTCGAAGAACGATACGAATACCTTTCTTTGCAAGGTGTAGTTGGTCGTGAGACATTCGGATTCGATCGGTGGATCAACCAACAGTTCTATACGTCTCGTCAGTGGCGTCTTCTAAGACGAGACATCATTGTTCGAGATGAATCGTGTGATCTCGGTGTTGAAGGTTACGATATTCACAGTCGTCTAATCGTTCATCATATGAATCCCATGATTCAAGACGATATCATGTATGGAAGAGACCATGCACTTAATCCAGAGTTCTTGATTTGCACGACGCATCAAACGCACAATGCAATTCACTACGGGGACGCAAAGCTTCTTCAAAAACCCTACATTCCTCGTAGACGAAACGACACAAAACTATGGTAAGGAATCACCGATGACAGAACCCATCGATATTCACGATCCGGCCGATGACTATCAGGCCACCGAGATTCCCGAACATCACGACGACACGGATGTCGAAGCCGCTCTCGAAAGAGAGACGGACGACGGCAAGGGCGGCGCTGTAGTGCCCAAAGCAAACTTCGAGTCGTACGCGACTGTTGACGCCGATGTTGAAGGGACCGACAGCTGATGGTCGCAGCATATGACAAAGGCGTGAAGAACCTCATTTCGGGTTTGAATGCCACGGGTCATGTGACCCATACTCAGCATCGCAAGGACATGGTGACCGTCCATCACAATGGCGGACGTCTGTCCCACGAAGGCGTTTTGAACGTCTGGAAGACTCGAGAAGCATCGGCTCACTTCGATGTCGACGCTTCCGGCAGCGTCGCGCAGTACGTCGAGATGAACGAATATGCTTGGGCCTGCGGCAGCACCAATGGCAATCAGCGTTCCATCTCCATCGAAATGTGCAACGAGGTGGTTGGCGGTAGTTGGCCCGTTTCGACGACTACCTGGCGAGCAGCTGCTCGCCTTGCTGGATGGTTGTTCGCCAAGGTGATCGGCGTTCGTCCATCGAACGAAAACCTCGTGCCTCATCATCACTGGAAAGCAACCACCTGTGCGGGTGGTTTCATGGACGGAAAGTTTGGCGAGTTCATCGCCGTCGCCCAGCAAGCGTTCGATTTCATCAAGGGTGGCGGAGGAGCCTCTTCCCCGTCGGCTCCTCCCATTTCGGGTGGTCTGAAATCCGCCGGAGAGATTGCCGACGAAGTCATTGCCGGCAAGTGGGGCAACAACCCGGAGCGAGCGAACAACCTTCGAGCCCGAGGTTACAATCCTGACATGATTCAGGCCGAAGTCAACCGCAAGCTGAGCGGTTTCGGATCAACTCCTGCTCCGTCGAAGAAGTCAATCGGTGAGATCGCTCAAGAAGTGCTCAACGGTGTCTGGGGCAACGGCGATGATCGACGCAATCGTCTGCAGGCTGAGGGTTACAACTTCGACGCTGTTCAGTCAGAAGTCAATCGTCGTCTCGGCGCCGGAGCTCCAAGTCCGCACAGGTTATCGATCGATGAGATCGCTCGACAGGTTATCGCTGGCCAGTGGGGTAACCAACCGCAGCGTCAGCGCAACCTCGAAGGTGCCGGCTACAACTATGCTCAGGTTCGAGCAGCGGTCAACCGACTGGTTTAACGGAACCCGTCAAAATGACAGCTTTCAAGGGAGGTGACCAGTGATCACCAGTATTCTTACCAGCGTGAAAAAGACGCTGAATCTTGCAGAAGACTATACTCCTTTCGATGAAGAAATAATCATACACATCAACTCCGTGTTCAGTACGTTGAACCAGTTGGGTGTAGGTCCGTTTGATGGTTTCAGTATCCAGGACAAAACTGCGAACTGGGATGCCTTCCTGCAGAGCGATCCTCGATTAAATCACATCAAGACTTACGTCTATCTTCGAGTCCGAATGCTCTTCGATCCCCCGACGACCGGCTATCATGTTGCGTCGATGGCCGATCAAATCAAAGAACTCGAGTGGCGACTCAACGTACAAAGGGAGGACACCCAATGGACGGACCCAACCCCTCCAACGGTGCCGTTCGAGGGGTGACGTCGGTCTCGGACTTCCTGACGCACTTCGGCACCAAAGGTATGAAGTGGGGCAAGAAGAAGAATCCCGCTTCTTCCGATTCCGCTAAATCTACTACAGTAAAGACCGCAGCAAAGAAACAAGGTCTGCACACAGTCTCCAATAAAGACTTGCAAGAAGCCATAAACCGAATGAACTTGGAACAGAACTTCACTCGACTTAAGGTTAACGAAAAGTCGCCAGTTACTCGATGGATTTCATCTACTCTACTGGAAGTCGGCAAGCGCGAAGTTCAGTCTAAAGTCGCGAAGAAAGTTGGCGGTACGATTCTTAAGAAAGCCGCAACGGGAGGAGCAGCATGAACGACACAGCAATGATCGCTTTCCTTCCGGCGAATGGGTCGTGGGTAAAGCAAGATTTTCCACACATGACTCTGATTTTCAATGGTCCTATCGAGGGCCGAGAGATGACTGAGTTCAATGAGATGGGGAAAGATGCTATCACGGCGGCTAGAACAATGGGATCATTTTCGCTGAATACCATCGGCGTAGAGCAACTCGGCGATAATGGCGAAGAAGTTGATGCATTGATTCTCTATCCAACTCCGCAGCTTTTGGTTGCTAGAAGTTTTGTGGAGAAGTGGAACAAATCTGAAAATTCAGATTTCAAACCATACGTGACGATTGGTCCTGCCGGCGCCGCATATGTGGATCAAGTTCCCGTAAGAACCAACAGTGACTACAGCTACAAAGACCCTCGTGAATCTTCGCAACTTCCGAACAATGTTTATTTCGACAGGTTGGCAATCTGTTGGGGCGATAAGCGTCTGATTTTCAGTTTAAGCAGTCTGGACTACTAAAAGGGGGTGAATGGTGTCGCTGTCGAACACGGCAACTCCGTATTATTACGGTCAATTTCGAGACTCAGTTCTCCGGGGAGAAATTCCCGTGAACAGAGAGATCTCTGCGGAGATGAACCGGGTCGATGCGCTCATCGAAAACCCTAACATTTGGTACGATGATAAAGCAGTCAATGGATTTGTTCTATATTGTGAAGGTGAGCTTACCTTAACTGATGGTACCGATCTACATTTACTTCCTACATTCAAATTGTGGGCAGAGCAAATTCTTGGTTGGTATTATTTTGTTGATCGATCGGTTTGGGAACCGAAGAAGGACGGCCAAAGCGGAACTTATGTAACGAAGACAATCAAGAAACGTTTGACCACTAAACAATTCTTGATTGTTGCTCGTGGTGCCGCCAAATCTATGTATGCTCAATGCTTCCAAGCATTTTTCTTGAACGTCGATACCGCAACAACACATCAAATTACCACAGCTCCAACAATGAAGCAAGCCGAAGAGGTCTTGGCCCCTTTTCGGACAGCGATTACTCGTGCAAAAGGTCCGCTGTTTAAATTTCTGACTCAAGGTTCGATGCAGAATACGACCGGCAATAGGTTTCTTCGACAGAAACTTGCGGCCACGAAAAAAGGTATCGAGAACTTCCTGACTGGAAGTTTATTGGAGATTCGTCCAATGACGATCGCCAAACTGCAAGGTCTTCGTCCAAAACTATCCACCATCGATGAATGGCTTTCGGGGGATGTTCGAGAAGATGTTGTCGGAGCTATTGAACAAGGTGCTTCCAAACTCGATGATTATTTGATCATAGCCATCAGCTCCGAAGGCACTGTACGTAATGGTTCTGGCGACACCATCAAGATGGAATTGCAAGAAATTCTGAAAGGCGAGTATTCGGCCCCTCATGTTTCTATTTGGCATTACAAACTGGACGAACTCGAAGAAGTTGCCGATCCAGAGATGTGGGTCAAAGCACAACCGAATATCGGCAAGACAGTCACGTATGAAGTATATCAACTTGACGTAGAACGCGCAGAGAAGGCGCCGGCAGCCAGAAACGATATTCTGGCGAAGAGGTTTGGTATTCCCATGGAAGGATATACTTACTTCTTCACATATGAAGAAACGATTGTTCATGATCGTGTTCATTTCTGGGAGTTGCCGTGTGCGATGGGTGCAGACCTTTCGCAGGGAGACGACTTCTGTGCGTTTACGTTCCTGTTCCCGCTTTCGCGTGGAAGATTCGGAATAAAGACGCGAAGCTACATTACTTCTCTAACTTTGATGAAACTCCCCGGAGCTTTGCGTCAGAAATACGAAGACTTCAGACGTGAAGGAAGTCTTCACGTTCTTGAAGGCACCGTTCTAGATATGATGGAAGTATACGAAGACCTCGATCGCCATATCGAAGAGCTTCGTTACGATGTTCGAGCTTTCGGGTTCGACCCGTACAATGCTAAAGAATTCGTGACTCGATGGGAAGCAGAAAACGGACCGTACGGGATAGAAAAGGTTATTCAGGGAGCTCGAACAGAATCAGTTCCTCTCGGAGAACTAAAGAAACTGAGCGAAGAACGATTACTCATATTTGATGAAGACTTGATGTCATTTACGATGGGTAACGCGATCACTCTGGAAGACACCAACGGAAACCGAAAGCTTCTCAAGAAAAGAACCGAAGAGAAGATCGACAATGTGTCGTCCCTGATGGACGCCTATGTCGCGTATAAGGCAAACAAGGAGGCGTTTGAGTGACGAGAGGAGGTACAGGATGGCTATAAAAGACCGGTTGGCCAGGTTGAGGCACGCCTGGAATGCTTTCATCAATCTGGACGAACGATCGCCATTCCAAACGTCCGGAACATCGTATGGATCTCGACCGGATAGAACCCGCCTCAGGTCTGCGAACGAACGTTCGATCATTTCGGCTATTTACAATCGTATTGCGATTGACGTTGCCGATCTTGTGATCAAACACGTACGCCTCGATGATCAGGGCCGTTTCTCAGAAGAGATCAACAGTGCTCTGAACAATTGTTTTAAGATCGAAGCGAATGTTGATCAAGCTTCACGAGCTTTTCGACAAGATATCGTTTTGTCGTTGTTTGATGAAGGAACTGTGGCAATCGTACCTGTCGATACTACCTTAAACCCGAATATTTCTGGAAGTTTCGACATCCAGACGATGCGGGTTGGTAAGATCATCAAATGGGAACCGTACGCAGTGGGCGTGTCTCTATTCAATGAGAAAATCGGCAGGCGCGAAGACGTTTCGGTGGGGAAAGAATACACGGCAATTGTTGAAAATCCTCTCTATGCCGTAATGAATGAACCGAACTCAACTCTTAGTCGTCTTATTCGAAAGCTGAATCTTTTGGATACAGTAGATGAACAATCGAGTTCTGGCAAATTGGATTTGATCATTCAGTTGCCATACGTGATCAAATCTGACAGTCGACGTGCTCAAGCAGATCAACGTCGAAAAGATATTGAGTTTCAGTTGAAGGGTAGTAAATACGGTATCGCTTATACGGATGGTACTGAAAAGATTACTCAGCTGAACAGGCCTTCGGAAAACAATCTTCTCAAACAGGTCGAATATTTAACTGAGCTTTTATACAGTCAATTGGGCATTACAAAAGAAGTCATGGATGGGACGGCGACTTCTGCGGTAATGCA